GACTCGAGAGATATTCCTTTGTCAGCTGTCTCTCGGCCATTAGAATTAAGAGAATTACCAGAAAAATATATTATTCCTTATAAGTTGCCGGTATTGGACCAAAATGGTTATCCTGCTTGTGTCGGCTTTAGTGCCGCTTTAATAAAGGCAGAAAAGGAAAGGCGAGAACAAAAACCGATTGATTTTGATGGTTTGTGGATTTACGAACAATGTAAAAAGATTGATGGTTATAATGGCCCCGGCACTTATTTGAGAATAGCTTTCAAAATATTAAAAAATCAAGGAGCTAAACCCCTAAATTCAGATGAGAAAGAGGCCCCAAAGTATAGAATTGGAGGATATGCCAGAGTAGATAATCTTACTTTTGAGGGTTTAAAGTCGGCGATTTACCAACACGGAGTAATCCAGGCAGGTTTTAGAGGTTCAAATAAGGGTTGGAAAACCGCTTATATTAGACCTCCCAAACCGGGAGAAAGAATTTGGTCGCACGCCGTTGCTTTAATTGGATTTAATAAAGATTATATTATCTTCCAAAATAGTTGGGGCGAAGATTGGGGAGATAAAGGAATTGGTTACATTCCCAAAAATTATTTGCCTTTTGAGGCTTGGGCAGTTTTAGTAGATTTACCAGATGACTTTCAAGTAAAACCAAAACCCTGTTATCAATTCAAAAAAGATTTGGTTTATGGAATGAGAAATAAAGACGTGAAAGCCTTACAAGATTGCCTTAAAAGTATTGATATTTTTCCCCAGATAATTGATTCTACGGGTTATTATGGAAAAATTACAAGTTTAGCAGTTTATCACTTTCAAAAGAAATATAAAGTTGCTCCAGAAGCCGAAATTGAAGCCTTACAAGGAAGACGAGTTGGGCCTAAAACGAGAGCTAAATTAAACGAATTATTTAATGCTTAAAACCTGTATAAAATGTGGACGGCTTTTTAAAGGAAGAAAGAAAGGACCAAATCTTTGTCCGGATTGTCTTTTAATTGAGTATTTAGCTTGGAAAAAGAAACAAAAAAGGTCGGCTAAAAATAATAAAAAATTATGAAGTATTCTTTCTTAAAATCATTACTGAAAGCAGTAAAATACCCCTTGCTTATAATGTTAGGATTGCTAATTGCTGGTTTTATCAGCGAATATCCTGATTATGCTAATATGTCCGTTGGAGCGTTGCTGATTTTGATTTACGATTTCTTGAAGCACAAATTAAATGTTCAACTGCCTTAAAAGAGTTAATTGGTTTTTAATTCTAATAATTGCTGGCACGATTGCTTGGTGGCTTTTGATATTTTTTGCTCTTAAGAAGGCTTTCTCTTGACAAATTTGTTTGGCTGAGTATAAAATTACTCCCATTAAAAGGTCGGTCTTAAGTTAACCTTTTAGTGGGAGTATGTTTTTTCCACTTATTAGAATAAAAGTAGAAAGGAGACCTAAACCAATTACTCAAAGATTGGAAGATATTGAAAGAAAAATAGATATGCTTTTGGAGAGGCGTTACCCTAAAGCTAAAAACGACAGAACAATTGACTTAGAGATTTTCGACAGAAAATACAAAGATAAGGGAGGGATTGAGAAATTAAAAGTTTTTGTTCTTAATGGACTCTCTTTAGATATGATGGCAGCTCACTTTGGGGTTTCAAGAGAATGGATAAGATTGGCAAAAAATACTCTCTTAAAGAAACTTGCTGAAGAAAAACTCAAAGAACAACAAAATTGAGTTTTCCACAACTGGGGGGTTGACAAGGTTGTTTGGTGGGAGTATAATGGAATATAGAGAAGATTCGTTGTAAATGATTTAAACCGAGTGTAAGGGATAAATACTACGATAAACTTATAAAATTATACACCAAAAAATCAAGAGTTGACAAGGTTGAAAGATAGAGTTGAAAGCGAATCTTCTCTGGAGGAAAGATGTCCAAACCAAAGACAAGGAGAAATAAGCGAATTAAAGAACTTAAAAAGAAAGGGTTGAGCTATTATGCTCTTGGTAAGATGTATGGAATTAGTCCGAAGACTGTTTGGGGAATTGTAAAAGGTTATCCTAAAAAGAAGAAAACCTCAAAGTGATTTGCTTTGAGGTTTTTTATAAAGGTCGAAACAAAACTATAAATAATTATGACAAAAAGAAACAAGATTAAGATTATTCAGTTAATTAGTGATTTGGAGCAGGTTATTAGATACGCAATGCACGGGCTTTTAAGCAAAAGAGAATACCAAATTAAAAGAGAAGAAATTGTAAATAAATTGACTACTTTTGTTAGAGCAGATGAAAGAAAATATATTTCAACTCTGTTAAGAGATAGTGAAAAGCGTCTTTTAAATGAGTATCAACACTTTTATGCCTGAAAAAGATTTATATCTTTCCCCGAAGTTCGCTGATTTTTTAGCTGATAGGGGGATGCTAAAAGCCCTTGTTAATGCTTACCGTCAATTCAGGGAAAAAGAGAATTATCCTTTTGAAATCGAAAATAAAAGAATAATGAAACAGAGCGTTTTTAAGGGTTTGTGTGAATTTTACGCTTCTCAGGGGTTTGACAAAGAGATTTCAATTAAAGACATTATTAGAGAAACGGAAGAAGTGGTAGAAAAACTTTTTGAGGAAAAACCAAGTGTGGCTCAAGAAATTACCCAAGAAATGTTAGTTAACTACAAAAATGCCAAAAAAACTGCCAAATAAAGACGCTGAAGGAAATTGGAGATGTCCAGAGTGCGGAGCTTACCTTGTTAAAAGAAAAGGGAAATTTGGAGAATTTTGGGCTTGCTCAATGTTTAGAGATACTGGTTGCACCTATACCTGGGACGGAAAATTTCCCGAGATGAAAAAAGTTATTACTTTCGAGCCGATTGTCAATGAATTAAGAAGCGTCTGGGAGGGCTTGGAAGTTATTGAAAACCAAATTAAAGGTCTAAAAAGACAAGTTCAAAACCTTGGTGAGCGGTTGAAAAATGGGAAAACTTAAATTGTATTTAGCATTTTTTAACTACGACCTGCTAAAGATTCTTAAAAACGAATTTCCAGAAGTGAAGGAAATGATACGCTTAGAGAAAGAGAAAAACGAAGCTTTGTATGAGCATCCTCTGTTTAAAGGAAACTGGGGATGGGTAATGATAGATATAGATTCGGACATAAGTCAAGACCTCCTTAGATACCATAAAACAGGAAAGCTCTCAAAAAGATTAAAAACTTATATTATAGAGGAAATTGAGAATTCATTAAGCAGTGAGGAAGAAAAAGGGTTTACTCCACAGGAAAAAGCAAAAGAGGGAATTGTATATGTTTTGAAAAGTAAGAATGTATATAAAATTGGTAGCACTAAAGATTTTAATCTCCGAATAAAAAGATATATTACCGAAAATCCATTTGGGGTAAACATAGTTCTCCAGGGGAGAGTAAAAAATTATCGAGAGATTGAGAAAAAACTACAACAGAAATTTGGAAATAAAAGAGTTCAGGGAGAGTGGTTTAAGTTAAGCAAGGAAGATATTAAATATATCAAAAATTATTTAAAAAATGAAATGGTTCCAACATCAATCTGATGCATATACAGACCTTGCTTTACAAGAAATTATAACCGAATTTGGTATAGAGGGGTATGGATTGTTTTGGATCTGTTGCGAATTAGTGGCCCAACAAGGTAAAAATTACACGATTCAAGCTAAAAAAGGATGGAAAAAAGCTCTTCAGCTTATTAGCCGTCTACCCGAAAAAAAAATTGACAAAATTCTTCAAAAATTTGCCGAACTTGACCTTATTAGTAAAAAAGCTTATAAACACGGGCATTTAGCGATACCTAAAATGCGGAGATACTCCGATGATTATACAAAGAAAATCCAGAGAAGGTCCGGACATACTCCGGACAATGTCCATCAAGATAAGAATAGAATAGATAAGATAAGAATAGATAAAAATAAATTAGAAAAAATAGGGGATTTAAAATATTTTGAAGAGAAAACAAAAGAGTTTCTTAAAAGAAATGCTAAAAATAAGTAAAAAAATTAGAGGAATTTCTTACGAGGAAATATACTCTGATGGAATTCTAATGTGGTTTATAAGAATACGCAATCCCTTCTTTAAAGATGGCCGCTGGTGGTTCAGTTTAAACGATAAATTGTTTGAGGTCGCCAGAATGCGGGGAGTTAAAAAATTTATTGTTCAAGTCGGGCAAAAAGAGGTAACCTTACCAGTTCTAACGCCGTTAGAATTAGAAACTAAAGAAATAAAGGGTGAGGTTGAGAAAATACCAAGCAAGTTTGAGGGCTTGCCACCCTGGAAAAGATATTTATTTCCTATTTAAAGGTCGCTATCCCTTAATCAAATAAAAAACTATGGAAGACGAAACCAAAACTCTTGAAGAAGAAACCTCTGAGGAAGAAGAAGCCGAAGAGGAAGAAACTGAAGAAGCCACCTCAGATGAGGAAGCTGGCGAATAACATTAAGTGGTGGTAGTGGGTGGGAAACTAAATAAATAAAAAGATGGAGAAAGAAAAGAAACTAAAATATCCAGATGATTTTATTAACAAAGTAATATGTGGCGATTGTTTAGAGGTAATGAAGTATATTCCAGATAAGAGTGTAGATTTGGTTTTAACCGACCCGCCTTATGGAATTGCTTATCAACAAAAGAATAAACCAGTAATGATTGGTGATTATGGAAATGTGTTAGGATTAGTTCTTCCCGAGTTTTATAGAGTATTAAAAGACGAAGGAGCGGTCTATATCTTTACTTCTTTTAAAATGTTATCTGATTGGCTTTATAAATTTCAAAGTTTTTTTAAAATGCATAATCTCTTAATTTGGGACAAGAAGAAAAATAGTGGTTTACAAATGGGTTCGAATTATGGATTTAGATATGAAATGATATTTTATGGGAGTAAAGGATTACACAAACTTAATGGATATGCTGATGATATTATCCAAATAGATAAAGTAAAAAGAAGAACTCATCCCACCGAGAAGCCTATTGAATTATTAGAAAGAATCATCAAATTAAGCAGTAAAGAAAATGAAGTAGTTCTTGACCCCTTTCTTGGTTCAGGGACATCAGCAGTGGCTTGCAAAAAACTAAAAAGAAATTTTATCGGTATAGAGATAAATCCAGAGTATTGCAAAATTGCTGAAGAAAGATTAAAACAAAAACCATTATTATAAAAACCCAACCAAAAGCCAAATATGAAGAAACAAGAGAAAATCAAAATTTGGGGATTATTAACCAAAGATGCCTATTTGAATTTAGAAAAATGTCCGCCTCATTTAGCCGAAATTACTCTTTCTTTAGAAGAATTTGAAAAAATTATTGAAGAAAGATTGAATGGATTAGGTATTAAATTTACAAAATGTAAAAAGTGCGGCAAAAAAATTCTTTTTTTACCTACTAAATCGGGCAAACAAATGCCAGTTACTCTTGGGTTTATTAGTCATTTTGCTGATTGTCCAAGTGCTAATGAGTTTAGAAAATCAAAAAAAACTAAATAAACCTATGAAGAAGAAAGAGATAACCCAAAAACAAGCATTAGAACTTATTAAGTTTTGGGCAGAAGAATGGGATGTTCAGCGAGGAATAAAAAATGATGATAAAAAGAATAAGATTGATTATTTAGCCGAGCTTTATGTAATGGCTTGTTGTGGATTAAAAGAGTTTAGAGAATATTTCTCAGACCAATGTTCCAAATTAAAGAAAATTTATCAGGAGTTAAAAAAAAGAAAAGAGATTTAAACTAAATAAACCTTATGAAGAAAGAAAAGAAAACAATTAAAGAGGAGATAGAAAAGGAGTTTGACGCAAAATTTATTGAAAAACACTGGTTAAATATAAGGCCTTCGTGGAAGTTTGTTCCAGAAGATAAATTGGGTGAAGTTAATCCAGCCAATGTTAAAAAGTTTATGTTTGAAAAAATATCTTATATTCTTCAACGCTTTATAGAGGAGACGAAGATTCCTTTAAAAACAAGACCAAGAGAAGAAATAAATCCCGTAACCGAAACAACAAAAAGCGGAGTGAGAGGAGAGTATTTATATGCCGAAATGAGCGGTTATAACCAAGCCCTAAAAGAAATTAACCAAAAACAAGTAAAATGGTTAAAAGAAAACTTATCTTCCAAAGAACCCTTATGGGATTGGGACAAAGATAAAACTACTGACAACAATGGCTAAAAGAAAATCTATGAGCGAAAGACAAAAGAAAATTGAAGAGTTAATCCTTTGTGACTTTTTGACGACTTGTAATTCATATGGTGAACCTACAGAAATAAAACTTGATTCGGCTAATTTCAAGGTTTTAATGGACAAATTAAATGAAGTAATAAGAGAAATAAACAAAATCAATGACCAAAAAACAAAAGAAAATTGAAAAGGAATTGATAAAAGAAGAATTTATATTTTATCGCTATCCCCGAAATAAGAAAGAATACGATACAAATGAGAGATTAGATTTATTTTTAAGCGATAAGGCAATTCAAATAATTAAATTTGAACCAGAACAGATACAAGTAACTCCCGAAAAGTGGAGAATTACAATCTGGGCAATAGGAGATATTGCCAAATATAAATAAGAAACTTTCTAAAACGAACCTATGCCACAAGAAAAGAAAACAAAAAATATTTTTTCTCAACTTGAGGAATACCCTCAAAGTGTTATTCCTCTTTATAAACCAGAGCCACCTTTTGAGGAAGTAAAAGATGGTTTTGGGTTTTATGGTGTGCTTTTATTAGACACTCTTACTAATAAAATTCAATGTCATATTTGTGGAGAGTGGTTTTATTCATTGTCTTCGCATTTAAAAAATGCTCATTTAATGACAACGAGAGAATATAAAGAAAAGTTTGGTTTAAATATGACTACTCCGCTTTGTAGTCCTTCGGTTTCAAAGAAACTTAGTAAGAATATGTTAGAGAATCATAAGCGTTATCCCCTAAAAATGAGAAATGGAGATATAAAGAAAGCAGTAAGAAATTCTTTAAAATCCCCTTATCGGAAAGCCAGCATTCAACGCCGTAATTGTTCTGGGAGATGTAGTTTACAGATTATAAGTCGTTTAAGAAAAATTGCCGAAGAGAATGGAGGAAATATAAGTGCTCGTCAGTTAAGGAGGATTGACTATAGATTGTATAAGGCAATAGAGTATTGGTTTCCTACCTTCAATATCGCAAAAGAAAAGGCTGGAATTAAAAAAAACTCTGTAAAGAAAAGGTTGGGCGAAAAAGAATTGATAAAAATTTTAGTGTTGTTTTATAAAAAATTTCATAGATTTCCTTCTTTGTATCAACTGGAAAAAAATAAAGGTTTGCCGTGTGCTTCAACTTATATAAGACATTTTGGTTCTTACGAAAGGGCAAAATTATTAGCAGAAAAGCAATTATAATGAGACCGAAATTTAAAATTATTTACAACCTGACAAATGAAAACAAAGGAAAAAACTGGAAAATTCCCCATGAAGAAGCAGAAAAAGAATGGATTGATTTAGTTGGAAAAGAAATTTGGAATAAACTTTCAGAAAAAGAAAAAGAATTTCTTGTTATGACGGCGGGAAGTTTATATTTAGGGAAGAAAGTAGATTTAGAGAGAATTTTCAAGAGAATAGAAGGTTAGCAACAATGGCTAAAAGAAAACCGATATGACCGAAGACCCTCCACTTAAATATTTAATCTCACTTGGCGTCGCCCTCTTGGCGGTGTGGTTAGTATCAGTTGGAATGGTAGATAGCTCTCGCCAAGGGAATGGCTCGCTCGGTGGGATTAGTGAAATTCAAATTATTGAAGGAAGTTATTTATTACCTCAAGCACCGCCATTCCTGATTCACGGCAGAACCTTCACTTCTCTATCGGAAATAGATGATACTCTTTATAGAATTATTGAGTGTGAATCGGGTTGGCGGTGGTGGGTTAAAAATAAAAGGTCGTCGGCTTTCGGGCTTTGCCAAATGATAAAATCTACCCGAGAGATGGTTGAGAAGAACATTGGAAAAATAGATTGGCAAAATCCCGAGGAGCAATTAAGAGCTTGCCGGTGGCTTTATGAAACCCAAGGAGTTAAACATTGGCAAAGCTCAAGAAGTTGCTGGGAAAAATGAAAAAGAAAACTTCCAAGAAAACAAATCACGATTTCTACATAGTAAGAAGTTGGTATGAGTGGGAAGATTATGAAGATTATTCCTCAACTACTTACAATTATAAACAAAAAAGGTCGAGAACTTGGAAAATCCTTGTGTTTTGCAAGAAGTGCGGTGAAGTTAGGCTTTTGAGTATCAAAGATGAGTAAAGAAATTTCCCAAATTAAAAAGGCAGAAATAATTACTGAATTGGTAAATCAATTGACTGAAGCTCGCAAGAACATTGCTTTGAATTTCCTTTTAATCGGAAAGATTTTACATCAAATCAAAAAAGAAAAGTTGTATGCCTCGTATGCCAGCCATATTCAATCGTTCCTTGATTTCCTAAAAGAAGTGAAAATAAAACGCTCAACAGCTTATCATTGTATGGCGGTTTATAAAGAATTTGGGCAGTATCTTTTGTCTAACCCGCAAGACATTCCTTTCAGGCGGCTCATCAAACTCTTGCCAGTAGCCAAAGAAAACAAAGAAGAGTGGTTATTGAAAGCTAAAGAATTGCCAGAGAAAGCGTTTGAAGATGAAATAAGGGAAGCTCAAGGGAAATTACCTTCAGATAAGTGCGACCATCCCGAAGACCAGAGAATGTATTTTTATCAGTGTAAGTTATGTAAAAAATGGGTAAAGATAAAGAAATCCAACTGATAATTCCAGAAAACCAAGAAGTAATATTAATTTATAAAAGGTCGGAGAAATGTAAAAATCCTTGGGGAGAAGGAGATGCTTTTAAGATTTTCACTGATAAGGGATGGTTTATTACCACCTCAAGGATGTTAATCAGTAAATTTATTTCACTTAATATCTACCCTGGTGTAAGGTTTTCTCTTACCAAAATTAAGGGTAGGGGATATACCAAATACCTGGTAAAGAGATTATGAAAAAATTACCGATGGTTCAAGGTAAAGAAATTCTAAAACAAGCCCTGGAGAGTGCTAAAAATGCTCAAAGTGAAAAATATATTAAGAAGGTTAGAAACCTTATTCTTGCTAAACAAGCCTTCCAGAATGCTATTGAAGAGATAGATGGAATATTGAAAAGTTTGGAAGAGAATGACGCAATGGTGTATGAAAGAATAGAGAAAGTAAATAAGTTTTGTGAGAGAATTAAATCGGTGGTATTTGATAGAAGCTACGAGGTTTCTTCTTTTATGAGATATAGAGACGAAGAAGAAAATGACTTTTAAAAGATGCCAGCAAGAATCAGAGAAAAACCAATAATGCTTGCTGAGTATCACTGTGATTTGTGTGAAAACTTCTTTTGGATAGAAGACAATGGAGTTGTGCCTGAAGTAATAGATTGCCCTTTTTGTAATGGTAGAGGTTGGTTGAATGAAGATAAAATTAAGGTAAAAACCTACAATAAATATGGTAAATCCTTACAAAAAAGGATACCGAGGCGAAAAAGAGCTGGAGGCAACCCTTAAAAGATATTTCCCCAATTACCGCATTAAAAGAATTTCGGGAACAGAAAAATCACGGGCTTTCATTACTGGAGATGTTTATTGTCCTGACGGCATTCTTAAAAGATTTCACTGGGAGAATAAAAATAGAGAGAGATTAAATGTTCATCAAGCCCTTTCTAAAGCAACTGATGATGCTCAGGGTAAAATACCAGTTTTGAGATGGCAAAAAAGCTATTGCCAACCCATTATTATTTTAAGAGAAAAAGATTTTCTAAACCTTTTAGTGGAACTTGACGGCTACAATGACCAGTCCCGCTAAAAAATTTGCCCAAAAATACAAAACCAGTCCCCAAAATTACTGGTTAGCTCACGACTTATACTGGGGGGAAGTAAAAAAGAACAAAACCTTGACCTTAAAAGATATTCACCAACTTTTGAACGATAAAGGAGTAAAAATCAGTTATATTTCACTTTGGCGTTGGGTAAGAAAAGAGAAAGTAAAATGGTTTGAGTAATCTAATTTTTGGGGATTTGGTTTAATAAATAAAACCCCCGCCAATAAATAGCGGGGGCGTCTAACGGGTTAGAAAATCAATAGCCGTAATCGTCTACCTCTTCTAAACTGATAATTCTAACATAATCATTGGGTTCAATTTCTTTTGCTTCTTTACGAGCTTCTTCAAAAGTATTAAATATCTTTATACCACCATCAGAATTGACAATCGGGAAAATTTTGTCATCATCAGTAAAATAAATTATAGCATACATAGATTTTTTTTATTTGTTAAACCAAAACGACCTTTGACGCATTTTATCTCTTATTTGACACCAAAATCTAAAATAACCCTGTCCCCTTGAAGCAAAGGGAGCTTCTGCCATTTCTTTAACATTAACCTTTTCTAACTCTTTGTTGATAGCTCGCATTAAGAATTTTGAGCCTTCTTTTTTAATTGCGTCCAGTTTTTTCATCTGCCAATCAAACTTTTCAGGATAAAAAGGAGTTTGCTTGCCTCTAACTCGAGCCAAACCAATAACTAAATCATTTTTGATAATCAATTCGCAACCACAAAACATTTTAGTTTCAAACTCTTTTAAACTTTCAGGACTGTTAAATATCTGCTCGTCTAATGTCTTTTTGCCTTCTCTTTTAGCTTTGCCATAATAAAAGCCACCAACATTTTTCAAGATAGCATAATTGGTAGCTACTGCCACCGCCATACTTTTACTTAATTTCAACGAATAACCGCATTTTCGAGCTACACAGAAAGCTAAAGCACACATTATAGGGTAGCGGTTGATAACAAAATCACCACCAAAAGACAATTTTTTTGGGGAGCTTTTTTGTCTTTTAAATACTTCTGGGTATCTTTGAGGAGTTATGCCAAAGCCATCAGCTTTTAATTGTTGAATTAGTTCATCACTAAATCTCATATTCAATGTAAAAAATGATAAGGAACGCCGACCTTTATTAAATAATTTTGCCAAGCCAAACTTACAAGAAAGAAAATCAAAACTATTGCAATAATCACCACCAGCTCGCCAATTCTTTTGGCTTGGCTTCCCTTATTAAGTTTTAATCTGGTTTGGTATTTCATAACTCTGCCCGTCTCAATCCTCAACCTGCCGCCAAGGTTAAGGATTGAGCGGAGAGGGTTATTTTGTAATAAGAAGGTATTGGTCAGAATAAGAGACTCTTTTTTCGGGAAAAAGTTTTTTAATTTCTTTTAATTCTGAAGGTGTTATTTCTCCTACGTGAACCCATAATTTTTTCTCCTTTTCAATTTCTTTCCAATTAACATCAACATATTCTTTTAGTATTTTTAATTGTTCTAAGGTCATTTACCCAGAGCCGACGGCAAGCCCTATTAACTTTTAATGAACCTTTTTTAATTCCTCAATCCATCCCACCAGCTTGGCAAGGTTGAAGCTGATGGGATGAGTGAAGAATTAAGAAATATAATCGTTAGGATCTGTTTTTTCCAAAATTGGAAAAACCTTAATTCCTTTTTTCTTTTGACACTCAAAACATAGAAAACCTGTTTTGTAGATTTTCCCATTCTTAAAATCCTCAAAAGCTTGTTCGTTGAGAAAAGGATCAGCACAAGCCAATCTGCATTCCTCCTTTATTTTTCCGCAATCTCTACATTGAAACCTAATAGGGACTAAAGGGTCTTTCCACATATTTTTCAATGAGCTTGCCTTGCCTCAAGCTATTATTTTTGCCCTCTACTACCTTAACCCGTGAGAGAGGACGAGAGAGCGGGGGCTTGACGCCAAATAAAAAACTCCCAGCCCAGCTTCCACTCCGAGCCGATGATAGCCACTCGGCACTATCACCGAACATCGGAGCGGAAGCCGAACTGGGAGCTTTCAAGCCCTCCTCAATAATAACTTACTTGATAGGAGCGCCCCTTAAAAGGTATTTATTTAATTTAAAAAAGCCCCTTAACATTGTAGCTTCGCTACAATGCCGAGTGATTAGCGCCGAGTGATTGTAGCCCGAGTGGAAGCTGGGGCTAAGAGTCAATTGTTTAATTGTAATGAACCCTTTTCTACTTTAATTATACTCTTTCAAAAATCTTTGTCAAGTCCAGTTATCCACAACTCTATCTTTCTATTTTCATTTTAGCAAAATTAAAAAACAAAGTCAAGAGCTTTTAAAAGTGAAAAAATCAGAAAAACTCCAGAAGGCAAAAAGCCCGTAAAATCAACAAAAATCGGCTTTTCTTTTTTAAAAAGTGAAAAAACATTTTCCCGAGTTATCCACAATTGCTATTTTAAAAATGGAAAAAATTCTAACACATTAGACAAAATGGCAACCTATAAACAAAAGAAATACATACAAAGATTAGTGGAAAATGGTGGAAATAAATACAAGTCAGCCAAAGAAGCTGGCTATTCTGACGCTGTTGCAAAAGACGCCAAAGCCAAAATAGAAAAAAGTAAAGGATTTCAAGAATTAGCTAAAAAATATCTCTTACCAGACCACGAGGCCTTCCAAGAACTAAACAAAAACATAAAACAAGACAAAGATAAGGGAGCTAAAAACAAAGCCCTCCAAATCTGGAAATCTTGGAAATATCCCGAAGAAAACCAAGAAATGGAAGCTGGCGACATAAAAATATTAATCTCTAAAGATTAAGAAAAGTTTGCCAGCTCTTTTAATTTAAAAGAAAACAAAAGAAATAAAAAGAAAAAGAGGTAAAAGAGAAAGACAAAAAGACGAGATTGAGAAAAGGTTAGTCATTCCCGCACACGCACACAGAAAAAACTCAGAAAGCCCCGTATTTCAAATAACATACATTAAGCGAAGTATAACCAGAAAAAACCAAAAGTTAGCTTTAAACTTATCTTTTAAAAGCCACGAGAAGGCCCAAAATTGCCTCTAAGAGCCACGAAAACCTTGAATCAATACTATTTCCTATCAAAGAGAGAGAAAACGCCTCAGAGAGCGAATTTTGAGAAAATAAAAAAAATTAAAAATAGAGAAAGAAAGCCGAAAGAGGGGGAGGGGGAGGCAAAGTTGCGATTTTTTGCGAAATTCGATGTATAACCCCTCCACACATTCTTAAAAAATGACTTTCATTATTACATATTCTTAAAATTTAACTTAATTGTCACATATTCTTAGAAAATTAACTTAATACTACATGTTTATATGCCAAGATACGGTTTAAAAAGAGGTTTAGGTCGAGGAAGAGGAGTTAGAGGCGGCGGCAGAAGGAATAGAAATAGGGGTCCCTGTAGGAGAGGAGGTCCTGGTTATGGTAGAGGCGGCGGTAGAGGTAAGGGTAGGTATCGAGTTGGATAATTATGGAATTATGTTTAGAAGTATTAAAAAATCGAGTATCAATTATGTAAAAAATGTTATTTAGCTCAGTCTAATGCGTTAGACAATGAAAGAACTAATAAAAAAATGGCAGGAAATCGGAGATTTGTGGCTGAAAGGAAAACTGGAAGGGATTGATTTTGGAACAGGTTTAAAGAAGTTTTTGCCCCCTCAAAAGAAATTTATTAACGCCAAAAATTATCATTGCCTGTATTACGGGGGCTTCGGGTCGGGAAAAACCTTGGCGCTCCTTATAAAAATGATTTTGTTTTGTCTCTGTTTTCCTGGAAATCGGGTTTTGTTAGGCAGACAATATTTGGCAGACATTGAGAAAATCCTTCTTCCTGACTTATTTGAACTTTTACCTAAGAAATACTACACCTACCGGGTAAAAGATGGTTTGATTCGCTTCTTTAATGGCTCAGAAATCATTTTATTCGGTCTTGACGCTTTACAATCGGGTTCTTTGGCTGAAATTAAGAAAGCTCAGCAGAAATTGAAGGGTTTGAATCTTGGTGCTTATTTCATCGACCAATTAGAGGAGGTTGAGTATGAGGTTTTTGACATTTTAAACACTCGTCTTAGAAGGTCTGATGTTCCTTTCGTTCAGGGAAATATGACGTGCAATCCAGCCAATTTCTGGGCTTACCACTATTTTATCGAAAACCAGATTTTAACCGACCAGGGCTGGATTCCTTCCCAAAAAAAGAAAGATGTTTGTTTGGTTCAAGGTTCTTTACTTGATAACAAAGAAAATCTTAGAGAGGACTACATTGAAAGACAAATGGAAGGACATTCTGATGACTGGATTAAAAGATTTGTTTTTGGTGAGTGGACAAAAGATATTTTGGTTCCTGAAACCGTTATTGACAAATCATATATCCGGAAATGGGAAGCTTTGGCTCGTCCACCATTAAAAGTTGAGGAAGGTTGCAAGATTTGGGAAGATTATATTCCCGGCAGAAAATATCAGATTGGCATTGACCCCTCAGAGGGAAGTATTGACCCTTCCTCAATAAGCGTTGCCTGCGACAATGGAAAAAAAGTAGCTGGCTTTTGTGGATTCGTAACTATTAACGATTTAGCGGAAAAAACCAAATTTCTCTATGAAAAATACCGACACCCCTTAATACTTCCCGAGATAAACGGACCTGGTTATGCCTTGGTTGAACAAATCAAAAACCTTCGCATTTATCTCAGACCAGTTTTTGACCACCAAACAAAGACCGAAACCAAAAAACTTGGCTGGAAAACCGATGCTGGAACTAAACCCGTTTTAATAGCTGATTTTAAAAAGAAAATTCAAGATGTGAAAATTTACGATTCCCAAACCATTGAAGAATTTAAAACTTTTGTCTGGTCAGATGAAGCAAGAATGCAAGGAGCGGGAGCAGAAAGAGGATTTCACGATGACAATGTCATTTCTACCTTACTTAGCTTTTACAATCTAAAAATTAACAAAGACGAAACCGGACTTCTTCAAAAAGCAATTAGAAAAAGGGGAGAAGAACTGAGAAAAGGTCGCTACTTTTATTCTCCAGTTTAATTATGGCTTGGAAACCTAAAGTAAAAATTGAAAAAGGCAGATTTACTGCCTGGTGCAAAAGACACGGTTTTAGTGGCCCGACTATTTCCTGTATTCGGAAAGCCTTGTCGGTAGCCAAAAAAACCAAAGACAAATCCCTAAGAGGTATGGCCCTTTTTGCTCTAAGGGCTAAAAAGGGTTGGAGGAAAAAAGGCTTAACTAAAAAGATTTAATGCCCGCTAAAAATAAACGCCAGAAAATAGCAGCTTGTTTAGCCTTAGCTGCTAAAGAGGGCAAAATCCCTGTTCGAAAGCTAAAAGGGTCAGCTTTGAGTATGTATAAATCAATGACCAAAGAGCAGCTCCGAGATTATTGTAAATTACCCATAAGAAAATGAGTGCCACAATTACAAAACATATCTCAAGCTGTTTAAAGCATTATTACGGGACTTCGTTGAGATGCAATCCTCCCTTTGCTCAAACTCAACCAGAAATAATTGAGTTAATTGACCTTTATCGGGTGGATAGATACAGAGACCACGATTATGACGAGCTCGGCTTTTTGAAACCTTTTTACAATATTACCGAAACCCCAGTTCAGGTTGCTGCCAACTGGATGGATTTAGATGTTCGAGACATTAGATTTGTGGCAGAACAAGGACAGAGCTATTATCCCGTCTGGTTAATGGAGAAAGATGCCAGATTATGGATGAAAGACAACGAAAACTGCTACGCTGATGGTCGCTTTATGAGTTTCGGAGCTTTCCTTAATAGTTTGATTCCTTCTTGGGTAAGGTATGGGCACGTGGTTCTTAAAAAAGCTAATGAGAAGATTTATTTAATGCCTATTTCCAACTTAATTGTTGAACCGGGAGCAGAGAGTTTGACTAATGCTCGTTATATCATTGAAAAACACGATTATTCTCCTTTTGAATTAAGGAGAATGCCTTGGGAAAACATTGAAGAAGCGATTGAAAACTGCCAGAAAGAAGGTCATATCTTGGTTTATGAGATTTTTGGTGAAATTCCGGGCACAAATAAAAACTATCATATTGTTGCTGTTCCGCCCCACAAAAACACTTTCGATTTAGAAAAAGGAGTTGTTCTTCATTCTGACACTTTAGATGATTTACCCTACAAAGAACTTCCTTTTGAGAAAATTCCCGGCAGATGGCTGGGTAGAGGAAGAGTTGAACAATTATTTCACGCTCAAATTTATCAGAATAGAATTGCTGAATACAAATCGAGGGGTGCTCACTGGACTTCAAAACATATTTACCAGAGCAGAGACGACAATATCGACAGGAATTTAATGACAGAAGTTAAAGATGGGGAAATTCTAACTCCTTTCTCAGAAATTACCCCGATTGCTGTTGAGGAAAGAAATCTCCACTTTTACGCTCAAGAGGAAGCAAGATATGACTTTTTGGTCGATAAATTGAGCTTTGCTTGGGATGTTACCCGAGGACAAAGACCGCCAGCTGGTTTGACTTTAGGACAGTCGATTATTCAATCGCAAACCGCTGGCTCTTATTACAAAAGAAAACAAGAGGATTTGGGACTTTTCTTGAAAGATGTTCTCTACGATTGGATTCTGCCAATGTTCCACAAAGATAGAAGTGTTGCTCACCGCCTATCTCTAAGCGAATTTGATGAAACAGAACTTGAAAGATTGAGAAACGTGATTGTGATTAACCGAACCAATCAGGAAGTAGTTAATTTTATTGCCAGAAACAGAAGAGTTCCCAATCAAGAAGAGTATGAAGTCTTGAAAGCTATTGTCAAAGAACAGGTTAAGAAAGAGAAAGATATTCAAATTCCAAAAGGTTTTTATAAGAACTTGAGATACAAAATAAACATTGTTATTACCGGTGAGCAGATTGATTTGGCTTCAAAAGTAACAACCTTACAGACGGTATTGGTGATGATTTCTCAAAATCCGACTATTCTTCAAGATAAAAACACCAGACAGGTATTCTTTGAACTTTTGGATAGTTTGGGAATTTCCCCTGTTAGATTTCAAGTGGAAGAACCTTCGGAACTTGAAGAAGCGATAGAGTTGCCAGCCAGGGCTCAAAGAGGAGGTTCAGTTCCAAGAATTCCACCAATTACAACACCAACTCCTCAAAGGGGGGTTGCTAGATTATGAAATTAACCGAAAACGAAAAAGAGTTTCTCAAAAAAAACAGAAATACTTTAAGCTCTCTTTTTGAGAAGCGTCTAGCGGAGTTGGAAAAACTGATTAGTTCGCTTGACACCAATTTGTCCAGTGAAGAATTTAAAATTCAATACATAGCTTATCAGACCTTCATTTCCGAACTTAAAAATTGGTTGAGGACAATAAAAGTTTTATCCAAAGAAAACAAACCCGATAGCGGGGTTTAAAGGTTGGGAGCTAAGCATCTCCGAAAACTGCTTTACAAGCCAAACGGCTTGGAAAAACAAAATTTATGCCAGAAGAATTTAAAGAAGAAGAATTCGAAGAAGAAGAGGAGTTCGAGGAAGACACCTCGGAAAAAACTGAAGGAGAGGAGGGAGACACCTCCGAAAAAGACGAGGTTCAGCCGCAAAAAAAAGAACCTGACTGGAAGAAAAAGGCAGATGCTATGTATGCCAAGTATAAAGCTGAAAGAGAGAAAAGAAAGGAGCTGGAAGCAATATTGGCTGAATATAAAAAACAGGGGAAAGAAGTCCCCGAAAAAAAGCCAACAGAAACCAGAGATGATTGGAAAGAAAAAGTTGAGTTTCTCTTGGAACACAAAGATTATACCGAGGACGAGTTTGACCACATAGCAACTGTCGCTAAAAGATACGACATCTCTTTAGAGGAAGCGGCTGAGCTCGAAAAAGAGTATATCCAGTATCTCAGAGAAAAGGTCGCTAAAGAAAAAAGCGTTCCTGAACCCTCTTCTCCTCAAGCAACCTCTCGAGGAAAACCTCTTCACGAGCTTCCAAGAGAGGAAATAAAAAAGAACTGGTCAGATGTTGTAAACAAGGTTCTTGAGAAGAGAAAGAAGGGTTCGGGAGTGTAAAGTAGATGACTCTGACAAACACCTTCAGTGCCACTGACCTCCAGTATATAATTCAAGAGGTTTACTCTCCGAAAGTAGAAAGAGAGTGGAGAGCGGGCTTGGTTGCTGGAGATTTCTTCACTGACTTTTCTGGAATGATGACTGGTGGTGGAGATACTTTGAACATCACTGATATCTTCACTAACCAATTTTCTGCCAATGATAAATCGAATGCTACTCAGGTAACCTTACAAAGCCCAGCGACAGCTCAGATTCAGTTGTCAGTGAACACTTGGAAGGAGGTGAGCTACTTAATTGAGGATAAAGAGTTACAACAGATTCTCAGAGGTTCTGACATCTTGGATGCTTACGAAGACCAAGCCAAGTATGTGATTAGAAAAGCTCTTGATACCTCTTTGATGGGCTTGTATTCTGGTTTGTCTCAAACAGTTAATGACACCGCTTCAGATGTTTCAGATGCTGATGTCAGAAACGCTATTGAGACTGTTGTTGACTCTGATGTTCCTTTCAATGAACTTGCCTTCTTCTTCCACCCAACCGTTATCTGGCATGACCTGATGGGAATCGGCAAATACACTAATGTGTATCAGGCTGGTTCTGTTCAAGGTTATGCTGGACCGGTAGTTACTGGGTTCTTGGGTGGTGGTTCAAAAGCTAAAGCTTTAAGAGGAGTTCTTTACGGAATTCCTGTCTATGAAACTACCCAAGTTCAGGAAGATGGAGCAAGTTCAGCTTACTTCAACTTGTTAGCTCACCCCAAGACCTTTTGTTATGCGATTCAAACTCCCGGTGGAAATGTGAGAAGTCAAGCTCACTATTGGCCTGAATCTCTTGGAACTCTTTGGACGACTGATATCATTTACGGAGTTGCTGAATTGAGAGATGATGCTGGTGTTGTAATTAAATCAAGACAGACTGGTATTGTCTCCTAATAGTTAATTAGCCCTTGCGCTGACTCTCTCGGCTCTATTGGGCTTCCCGTAGAGCCGAGCAGGGAAGCCGAGTCAGTATTATGAATTTCAATTCACCAGTCCAACCAAGAAAAAAAAGTTATTACTACATCAACAATCACGGAAAATTGGTTGTCCTGAATGAAGACATAGCTCTTGAACAGCACAATCTTCATAAAGAATATCTTGGTTCTTCCGATGACTTAATCAGAACAGGATTCAATATAGAGAAACTCATTATCGAGCACTTCAGAAAGTATGTGAAAAATCCAGAAATGCCACCTGACAGAAGGAGAGTTACCAATTACGAGAATAAAAAAGTCGCTCAACCACAAAAAATAGACGAGAAAGAAATTCTTAATTTTATTCTCCAAAACAAAGACAAAATTAAATCCCTCTTAGAAGAAAATGGTTTACATAATCAAGGGCAAAAACCAAAAATTCAAGGAAATGGAGGAGAAACTGATTCGCCACAGAATGGGCAAACTCCCCAAAAGTGAGTATTCACCGAAAGGAAAACTTTATGGCAGGAGTTTACTTGGAAAAGATAGTCCCGCCAGAGTGGAGAGGTTGGCAGAGAAAAAAGAAAAACTTTACAAAGAAAAAGAAAAAGAGATTAGAAAAACTTGGGAAGAAAATCTGCCTCGTTTAATTGAAAAAATTAAAAATGAAGCAAGAAAACAAAAAGATAGTGGGAATGATGATAGTGGGAACGGGAGAGGCAGATAGATACCTAGAGAAAGCTCTTTCCAAATTAAGCACTTTAGCAGATGAAATAGTTACTGCCTGTAATGCTAAAGACCAAAAAACGAGAGATTTTTTGGTAAATAACACAATCTCTTACGATTTTTCAGATTACGAGTGGGGAAAAGAGCAGTGGAAAATAAAAGAGTTGTTCTTTAGAAAGTGTGTTTTGCCAAGAAACCCTTCTTGGGTTTTAACTCAAGACAGTGATGAGGTTTTTGGAGACGCTTTTACCAAAGAGAAAGCTTTGGAACTTCAAGAGAGAGGAGAAATTGCTTATACCTTCTATTGTGTTCAACTCTGGGATAGAGAAGACCAAATGAGAGTTGATGGTGGCTGGGGGAACTTTAGAAATGTGAGATATTTCAAAGTTATCAAAGAAGCAAATTTTTCTTGGCAGAGAACTCCCCTACATTGCGGTTTAGCTCCGATTTACGCTTACAGATGGGCAGCAGATTCAGAATTCCTTTTTAAACATTACGGCTATTTTAAAAAAGAAGACAGAATAAAAAAGGTTGAAAGATATAAAAAATATGACCCAAAACAAATATATCAAAACCCCAATTGGTATCAGAGCATTTTAAGTGAACCAACTTTAAAAGAGTTTAACGAAAAAGAATTCCAGAAAAAACTAAAATACAAACCCAAAGGTCCTTTACTCTCAAAAATTATCAAAAAGAAAATTATGGCAAAAACATATTTTGTAAAAAACAGACACGGCAGAATATATCCAGTGCCAGAACATCTACTACAAGAGACATTGAGACGACCGGGAATGGAGCTAGTAAAAGAAGAAGATTACCTGAAACAGGAAAAGAGAGTTCCTTTGGTGAAACCAAATCCTTTACAATGTCCGATTTGCGGATTTGTAGCCAAAAGTAAATTGGGGTTGAACAGTCATATGAGAAAACATTAATGAAGTTTCTGTATGTAGCCAATTTTAGTCATTCTTGGGAAACTCCAGTTTACATAGCTGATAGTTTGGAAGAATTGGGACACGAAATAAAAAGAATTCCCGAAAAGGCAACACCAAAGAAAATAATAAAAAATATTCAACACCACAAACCAGATGTTCTGCTCTTTACCAAAGGAAATATACTGGGAAACCTTCAGAAAGTTCTGGATTTCTGTAAGGAGAACGATATTCTGACGGTTTGCTGGCTATTTGACCTTTATTTCGGATTAGCTCACAGAGAACCAGAGGTATACGCTCATCCTAGATTTAAAGCAGATGTTGTTCTAACCACAGATGGCGGACACCAAGAAAAATTTGAGGCATTGGGAATAAATCATATCTGCTTAAGACAGGGAATTTACCAGAAAGAAGCTTATATTTCCAAAAACAAAAGAAGGGTAGAGGAGATTGTCTTTATAGGTTCTTGTTTGGGTTGCTCACCGCATCGTCCCCGTCTTATTGAGTTTTTACAGAGAACCTATAAAGAAAATTTCGGCTGGTATGGAAAAGACAAAGATAATCAGGTGAGAGGAAAAGATTTAAATAACCTTCTGGCTTCAACAAAGATTGTGGTTGGAGACAGTGTTCTTTCACCAAATTATTGGTCAAACAGAGTTTATGAGATTTTAGGAAGAGGAGGATTTCTCTTACACCCAAAAGTGCCGGGACTTGAAAAAGAATTCACTTACTGGAAGCATTTTGTTCCTTATGACGCTTGGAATTTCAGACAGTTGGAACAGATTATCGATTACTATCTAACTCACGACAAAGAGAGAGAAAAAATAAAGAAAGAAGGACATAAATTTTGTAAACAAAACTACACTTATTTAAAAAGGTGTCAAAAATTAATCGAAATTATCAATGAACAAAGAGCAATTAAAAAAAGTATTGGAGCAAGAAGAGCTATTGCTTTTACAAATGGAAATGAGGGAAATGTTCCTTCAAAGGAAAATGATACAGGACAAAATGAAAAGATTAGAACTTTCAATAGCCGATCTTCAAGCGAAAAAGAGAGCCCAGAAAGAGTATGTAGATTTTCTGCGAGAGAAAATGAAGGAGTAACAGCAATTCTTCTCCCTTACACAAGAAAAGAACAATATTCAGATTGGTTAAAGAACATTAAAAGTCAAAAAGGAGTGAATTTGACTATCTGGACTTGGGACAGCACCCTTACTTTGCCAGAGAAAGAAGGAGTTCTAACCTTCAGAGACCCTTACAATTTCGGAGTTTATTGGAGATGGGAGCTGGCAAAGTATGTTTCGACAAAGTATGTTCTCTTACTTGATGATGATGTCTTTTTCAAAGATGAATATGTTTTAAGAGATACGATTGAAGCTAAAAAGAAATACCCAGAAGACACTGTTGTTGGCTGGAAGGGAGTGATTTTAAAAGGAAAGTATAGTGAAAGCGTTCACATTCGTTCAGAGAAAGTAAAAAAAGACACCAAAGTAGATTTTGTAAAGGTCAACTACCTCCTTTTTGAAAGAGATGCTTTGAGAAAAACAAAGATTTTGCCCTTTGAAATCTTGGAAATAGACGAGAAAGCAGATGGAGAATTCTGGTATCTGCCCCAGATGGGAGAACATTATGTGATTAAGTGCCTGTCTAACAGGTTAGACAATTCCCGAACCTTGGGAAAAGGAAAAGAAACGAGGAAAGACCATTTTAAAAAACAGAACAAACTTGTTGAATTCTCTTTAAAATGCCACCGACTTCAAAAGAAATAAAAAGTGTTTATTCAGAAGATTATTGGAAAGCCAAAGAGGTTAATTACAAAAACCTTATTAAGAGATTAAAAATTCCATTTGAGCTGGCAGAAGTGAAAGAAGGAGAAAATATCTTGGATTTAGGAGGAGGACTTGGAGAAATTTCTTATCAGTGCCTGAAAAAGGGAGCAAAAGTAGTTTATGTTGATTATTCAGATTACGCTGTCAAGCAGGCAAAGAAAATAAAAGGTTTGGAAGTTCACGATTGTTCAATTCTCGATTTTATCAAAAAAGAAAAGAGAGTTTTTGATAAAACATTTCTTGTAGATGTTTTTGAGCACCTTTCAAAAGAAGAAAATGAAGAATTATTCAGCTGGCTGAAAGACCACACTAAAAAACTGATAATCCAGACCCCAATTCACAAAAATTACCTGAAAGAAACGGGACACATATTCGTTCTTCCTTTAAAAGAATTGAGACAATTCTTGAGAAAATACGGTTTCCGACCTCAAAAGGAGGTGGTTACAGAAAAGCTAACAGCAGTATTGAAAAAATGAATAAAGCCAAAAACTTATGAAAACACTAATTATTGGCAGAGGAGAAATAGGAACCGCCTTATACAATCTTCTTTCTCCTCACTACAAAACATATATCAGAGATATTTCTCCAATTGGAGAACTTTCGGGAGTTGAAGTATTGCATATCTGCTTTCCTTATTCAAAAGATTTCATTGACCAGGTAAGAGAATACCAAGAAGAATACGAACCCGAATACACCATTATTCACTCAACCGTTCCTTTAGGAACTTCAAGACAGTGCGACGCTTACTATTCACCAGTAAGAGGATTACACCCCAATTTAGAAAACAGTTTAAAAACCTTCATAAAATTTTTAGCTCCACCAAGTATTCGTTTAAAAGATTATTTTGAAAACGCTGGCATTCCCATAATGCTTTTAGACAAACAAGAGGAAGGGGAAGCTTTAAAGCTTTGGTCTCTTGTTCAATATGGCTGGAATATAGTTCTTGAAAAAGAAATTTACAAATGGTGCCAAGAAAAAGGATTAGATTTCAATATTGTCTATACCCAAGCTAACAAGACTTACAACGAAGGATACGAGAAACTTGGTAGAAAGGATGTTTTAAGGCCTGTTTTAAGACATCAGCCGGGAAAAATAGGGGGACACTGTATAATTCCAAACACAAAGTTAGTAGATTCAAAAGTCGCAAAAATAATCCTTAAATTCAACAAAAAATATGGTCTTCAATGACACGACAAACAGGCAGGGGATAATTCAAGAGATTGAAGGTCTTTTGGCTATGGCAGATGGAGAGATTTCAGGAGATACTGCTACCTTAAAGAATTTCACAAGACGGGTAAATCGCAGATACTCAGAAATTGACCATATCATCTTTACAGCTCACGGCACTTGGGAGTATGACGACTCAAACAAAACCACCTTACCGATTGCTACTACTGATTTGGTTGACAATCAACAAGATTACGAGTTGCCTGATGAAGCATTACAGATTGACAGGGTTGAGGTTAAAGACATTAATGGCGAATGGCACAAACTTAAACCTATCGACAAGATGGAAGTGAGGGAAGCTTTAGATGAGTATTTCAGCACTGCTGGCATTCCCAAATACTATGATTTGGTTGGCAGGTCTCTAATCTTATACCCCAAACCAGACACTTCTCAGACAGGAACTACTGGAGCTTTAAAAGCTTACTTTACTAGAGCTTCAACAAGTTTTGTTTATGACGATACGATAAAAGAGCCGGGATTTGCCAAACCCTTTCATTATCTTTTGGCAGTTGGAGCAGCTCTTGACTACGCTATAAGTTATGAAGAGTGGAACAAGGCAAATCAACTGAGGGCTGAATGGAATAGGGGAGTTGAAGCCTTAAAGAAATTCTATGGTTTGAGACACAGAGAAAAAAGAGCTCGACTTATTCCTTATGAACAATCCAGTATCTAATACTAAAACCATTAAAGTTAAGAATCGAATGAGTAATAGTAAATGAAGAAAAATAAAACTAAACAATAACTATGGCTTCTTGGACAAACAAAACGAAACATAATACGAGTTGGGCAAATATATCAAAGTCGTTTAATTATTTTGGGTTTTTATTGAAAGAAGATGATGGATATTTACTGCTTGAAAGCGGAGGTAAAATATTGCTGGAGGATGCTGAACTTTCGCTAACCTCTTGGAAAACTCAAACTAAGCATACTACAAGTTGGACACACTTAAATAAGTCATAAAAATATGGCAGTTAATAAAAAAATATCAGAATTAACAGAGATAACAACGCCAGATGACGCTGATGTTCAACCAGTGGTTGATACATCTGCTTCTGAAACCAAGAAAATAAGCTGGGCAAATATAAAAGCAACGCTTAAGTCGTATTTTGACAGCCTTTATGCTGCTATATCTCACACCCACAATGCTTCCGATGTTAATGTTGATAAGATTGGGACGCCAACATACGACAATGTTCAAGATTTAATTAACACTACCCAATCGGCAGGAAAATTAACAGGTGGAGAAATAACTGATAATGGCGATGGGACCGTCTCTGTTTCTGCTGGGACTGGATTTATAAAGACAACTGATAGTGATGTTGCTGATACAAAGTTTTTTGATTGGAGTGCCGATAATTCAGTTTCATTAACTGACAATTCTCCCAATTACATCTATGTGGAATATAACTCTGGCAGTCCACAGATTGCCGTTGACACAAGTTTACCCCCAAACAATAACACTAATGTATTGCTCGGAATTGTGTATAGGGACGGCACTGATTTATATATTACAACCGCTGGGCAGGTTGTTAGCAACTACGCTCAAAAAACGCTATGGAAAGATATTTATGTAAATGGAAAATTCCAAAGAGTTGATGGAATAATGATAAGCGAAACAGGAACAAGGAATATTCACATTACATCTGGGCTGTTTTATGCAGGATTAACACGGGTTAACTTCCCAGAATTTGATAGCTCTGGAACGGATACATTTACTTATTATTACAGGGACGGCTCTGGCGGATGGACAAAAGTTACTGGACAAACCCAGATTGACAATCTCCACTATGATGATGGTTCTGGAACATTAGCAACATTATCAGACCAATCTGGCTGGAGGAAATATTATGGCGTTCATTGGGTTTATGTTGCTATTGATGGAAGTGTTTTTGTTGTTTATGGGCAAGATAATTATTTATTATCAGATGCTGAAAATGCACAGCCCCCATCATCTCTTCCAGGTGTGATAGAAAGCGTTGGAATGCTTATTGGAAAAATAGTAATTGAAAAAAATGCCTCCTCATTTGAAAGTATAGAAAGTGCTTTTGATATATATTTTGTTCCCCATACGGTAGCTAATCATAATGAATTAGCAGGACTTCAGGGAGGAACTACTGATGAATATTATCATTTAACCTCAGCAGAACATACCAAAGCAACTCAGTATGCTGACAGTTCTAATGATGGATTATTGTCTTCGTCTGACTGGATAAAGTTTGATAACGGACTTATCACTTCCATTACTTTTGTAATTCGGGAAGACCCCTCAGTAATCAGCACTGGTGAAAAAGGACATCTTGTAATTCCTTTTGACTGCGAAATTCAAAGTGTTACTTTATTAGCCGACCAAATAGGTTCAATTCAGATTGATATTTGGAAAGATACTTATGCTAACTTCCCCCCTGATGATGCTGATAGTATTTGTGGGGGCAACGAGCCAGCAATCTCATCGGCCCAAAAATACGAAGATTCTACTTTAACTGGCTGGACTACGACTATAAATGCTGGTGATATTTTAGCTTTCAATGTAGATAGTTGCACTGATATTACTCGGGTAACTATCGCCCTTAAAGTAAGAAAAACCTAATTGTATGGCAAAGGAGGATTTTACAACCTATACCGAAGTAGACCCAAATTCTCGGATTACAAAGACAGCAGATAGAGTAACTTGGACTGATTTAACCCGAAAGGAAGATGCTTATGTTTATAAAGACAAGGGGGTTGACCATTTTAACGGAGACTTTGAACATTTAATAACTATTTATCTTGATGCTGCCACAACTGGAGGAAGAACTGGAGCACTTTGGGGTTTAACAAATATAGTTGATGATGAAAAGGGAATTGCGGATGCAAATGAAGATGAGTTACTGGTATTCTTTTATTATGACGGTACTGACCATTGGATTTATTTAAGGGAATACCACGGAGGAGTGGCGACGACTGATAGGTGTGTTTGTGCTTTGGATACACCCTACTATCTAAAAATCAAAAGAGATGAGTCTATTGGAACTTACGGGCGGCTTTACTGCTATATCTATTCTAATCCTGAAAGAACAACTTTAGTAGATACCTTACAGGTAGATTTACACGCAAAAATAGATTTCCGCTACATTTTCTCAATTCAGACCTATAGAGATGAGGCCAGTGGAACTATCTCTGGTTATTCTGAGAATTTAGACTTACAGGAAGTGCCACCAGCTGTCCCTCGTTCTCACGGCTACATTTTCTAAAAATATATGAAACAACCCTTAATAGAAATAAATGATTTTAAGGGCGGAATGACCCTCAACGAAAAACTGGGAAGAGAAGACCAATTTCATATTGGTTACAATTTAGATTTTTCAAGTAAGCCAGGCAAGATTACCAATGGGAGAGGAACAGTGCGAATGAGAATTGGGGGCTCGGTAGATATGCCGACCCAGTTTCCTTGGATTGTCCAAACTTCTGACCACAACCTTTATTTTGGGGGTGAAGACACCAAGATTTACAAACAGAGTGCTATGGGAACCATTATTGAAGCCCACGATGATGCTAATACTGGTGGAATTAAGGGAATGATAGAGTATGGGGGTTATCTTATTTGGGCTGGTGATACTACCTTGGGAAGATTTGATTTATCTTCTACCTGGACTGATTCTTGGCAGACTGGGCTAACAAATGCCAGGCAGCATCCTATGATAGTTTCGGGGGATAATGTATTGTATATCGCACACGGACATTATATAGCCTCTTGGGATGGGACTACTTTCACCCCCCAAGCCCTTGATTTAGCCGAAAAATGGGAGATAAAGGCTCTAGCAAATTTTGGTTATAGGTATTTAGCAATCGGGGCAGAGTATGTAGATAGCTCTAATCAACCTACAAAATACAGCAAAGTTTTTCTCTGGAATAGGACTTCGGGTTCTTGGAATGATGAAATTATTGTTCCCGAAAACAGCATCCAAGCAATGATATTCAGTGCTGGTTATTTATGGGTTTGGGCTGGTGAATCAAGTAACATCTATGTAATCCCCGAAAATTCAAGAATAGCCACAAAAATGTGGACCTTTACCAAAGAAACAGAGCAAAACTTGGTGGTTTATCCGGGAGCAGTAACTCAAAGAAGGGGAACAATATACTTTGGGTTATCGGATGCTGCTGGGGCTACAGCTGACCAATATATTCACCCTAAAAACCCAACAGGAATTTATAGTTTCCCTGCCGACCCCACCAAATTCTCTTTAAACATTCCTTATAAGAATAGGGGATACAGAGAAAAATTTAAAGGGCTTCAGCAGGTATATTGGGGCTCCACCACTAATTGTCTCTATTTTTCAGAATATAGTTATACGGGTGTAAGTTGGGAAACTCGATTAAGGAGAGAGCTAACCAGCGGGAATAATGAAGCATTATATCAAAGTGCTGGTGTATATGAAAGTTTTAGATTTGAGGCCCCAGTTAATAAAAAGATGGTTACTGAAGTGTTTGGAATAGAGTGTGAACCACTACCTTCGGGAACCAGCGTGGAACTTGCCTATAAGAAAGATAATGATACCTCTTGGACTGATGTATGGATTGGTAGTGATTTTCAAACCGCTAATGCTACCGAGAAATTGGTTAAAAAAAAGGTAGTAGCCAACTCTCTGAAATTAAAACTAACTTTAAATGGAAGCGTCTCTGCTGATTATCGCCCCTTTGTTAAACGGATATTTGTGACTGGACACTTAATAAACAAAAATGCCTAAAGAAAAAAAAGAAGAGAAAAAAGAAGAAGAGCTGGAAGAACCATTAAGGGTTCAAGAACCAACCCCAATCGAGATTCCCAAACCGGGAAAAATCAAATCTTCTAACATTGAGGATGATTTAGGGTTGTTTGAGACCCTGACTACAACCTCCACTGATTTAAGTGCTCCCCCTAAATCAAGCTTAGAAAGAATAAAGGTTTATGTTTCGGGAACAACATATCGTCTTTATGTCTGGGATAACGTAAATAAGACTTGGCGATATGTAAATTTAACTTAAAAGGTCTATGACAAAAGAAGAAAAACTAAAACAAATAGAGAGCCAACTTCAGACAATAAAAGAGGAGACTGCGAGAGCTCAGGAGGAGTTCAAGTTGGTGAAGAAACTCTTAGAATTAGTCCTACTGGAAAACAAGAAAAATTATTTGTTTCTAGACAAGGGAAGGAATTTTGGGCTGAGATTTATGCTCCTGAAGTGAAAGAGACAACCCAACCCGTTATTAGAGAGAGACCGCCAGAAGAGGAGACTCCTGACGCTTTTCGGGCAATAGTTGGAGCTCAAGGAACGAGTAACTGGTTACAAACAGTTCAAGAGCAAATGAAACAGTTGAGCGAACAGAGACAGCAGCTAATGGAACAACAACAGAAATGGTATGAGAAATTGGTTAAAAGAGAACCCAGACCAGTAGAGGAAATTTTACAAGAGCAGTTTGGTAAATGGGCAGTGCCTGAAACTTTCCAGCAATTACAACAGATTACTCAGTTAACTTTACCCCTTCAGCAACAGTTGGCTGACTTACAAACAAGAGAACAAGCAGAAATAGAAAGAATTGAAAAGCAAGCTATCCCTCAGCCAGTAATAGACAGACAAATACTTGAAACTCAAAATAGATACAACAAGTTGAGAGCACCGATTGCTGCCCAACTTCAAGCTTACGCTGCTCAAATGCAAGCTTTACAGGGGAACCTGACAACCGCTAGACAATTTGCCCAAATGGCTGTAAATGCTGCAACTTACGATGAGGAACAACAATACAATCGATTGAGAGATTTTATAGAAATGAACCAAACCTTCATTGACAGTCTAACTTCTGACCAGAGATATTTGCTGAATACTGCCCTTACTTTAAGAGAGCAAGAGCTAGACAGAGCCAGAAGAGAGAAAGATTTTGTAATAAGTTTAATGACTGACCCTGATACCGCTCCCGCTTTCCAAGGAATTGATATTAACACTTTAACTGCTGAAGATGCTGCTAAGATTGCTCAGGAGTATTTGGCAGAGAGACCAGCTGAAGTAGAAGAGGTAGAAATACCAACGATAAAAGTAAAAGAACCGGAAACAGGAGAAGAGAAAGCAATTGATATTTCTACTATTTCAGGGCTAGAAGAATTTAAGAAATCTGGAGGAACACGAGAAGATGCTAAAGCGTTTTTAGATGTTAATACAAACTACAGCCAGGATACCATTAACGATATGCTAGATAGAGTTTTTGGGCCAGAAAAACCAACTTCAGTAGCTGGAATGAAACAATGGTTAAAGCAACAGTTGGTTGACCTCTCTAAAAGGAGTGGAGTTTTCAGAAAAGACGCCAAACAAGTAATTAAAGAAAATGGGTTTGACCCAGATGATGAGGAGTGGCAAACATTTTTGGATTTATTCCCTGTTGAAACTGTTTTTGGTCCAACGAAAAAGGCTTGGTATAAACCCTGGACTTGGTTTAAATAATTATGTCTCTTTTAGAAGAGTTGAAACAAAGACCCTATAAAGAGGGAATTTCTCCTACTCCAGAAATTGGTGAGACTGGAGGAGATTTGCTTTCTCAATTGAAACAAAAACCAATTGCTCCCGATGTTCAAGAACGCCAAAATAGTGTAGTGGAGTTTTTGAAGTCTGTTTTTTATGAACCGATTGAATTTGGAAAGGATATTGCGATGTCTATAAATCCTACAGCCAGAAGGGATTTCTTAGTAGCTCAAGAAAATAGAGTCAAAGCACTAAATGATATAGCAGATAAATATCGCAAAAAAGAGATTGGTTATGATACTGCCAAAAGGTTGCAAAAAATGATTACAGGGAGTGAGCCTGAATTACCAAAATATTTTAAAAAAACCACTACCCAAATAATTGGAGATGTTTTAGGAACATTGCTTTGGATTTTACCAGCTGGAGAAATAACTAAACTAAAGAAGCTTTCTTTGATTAGTAGAGTAGCCAGAGGAGCTGGTTGGGGAGCTGCTGGTATGGGAACTTATGGGTTGGCTACAGGAGAAACTCCTAAAGAACTTGCCAAAAGTATTGCTACAGGAGCTGCTATAGGAGCAGGAGCTGAAGTTGCTGCCCCTATTGTTTTCAAACAACTAGGAAAAGCGTTTAAAGCAATAGGGAGAGGAATTAAAAAAGTAGGGGAGAAAGCAAGACCTCTTTATGAATGGATTTTACCGATTGAAATAAGATTAAGAAACTTAGGGCCTGCTGGAGATGAGATAGCTGATATGTTATTAGCCGCAGATAGAAATGCTGGAGCAAAAATTGGAACACGGCTGGAAGAATTAAAAAGAGCTGGCTTGTATGATCTTACAAAAGGAGAAAGATACACCCTTCACGATGTTTTAAAGGGCTATATTTCCCCCAAAAAAGTGAATTCTAGAGTAAGGGCGGTTTATCAGGCTGCTGATAAGGTAAGAAGAGAAATCGCTCAGGAAGCTCAAGAGCTTGGAATAAAAGTGAGAGTATTGGGAAGAAAAGGTTATGATTGGAAGTCTATCGCTAAGGCTTTAGATGAAGGAAAAATAAATAAATTTCAATTTAAGGAAGATTTTGTAATTACCCGTGGCAAGAAACCAAGAATAAAACTTGCTCCCTTTAAGCCGAGGGAGCATTATTATCCTCAAATAGTTCCCCCCCTTACTCAACTTGAAAGTGGTCCAGTAAGAAACGAGGTGATAGAAAATGCGGTAAGAATAGGAAGGGTTGTTAACAAAAAAGAGGCAGAAATGTTGTTAGATAGCTATATTGACTTTGTTAAGGCTGGAGGAAGAAGAGGAAGAGGGGAATACTGGATTAGACATCTTATTAGGACAGGGCAAGCAAAAACCCAAGAGGAAGCAAGAGGAATGACTTTAAGGTTTTTTAAACAACCAAGAAGCCCAAGATATGGAAGTTTGGAATATGCCAGAGAGTTAGATTTTCCTTTCTATGACCCCGACCCTGCTCGGGCTTTAACAAATTATGTTATTGGAGCAAGTAAAAGATTATCCGAAGTTGCTCAATGGGGACAAAAAGGAAGAGAATTAGATAAATTGTTTGCTAAATTAGAAAGAACCATCACAAAAACTCAAGATTATTTTGCTGCTAAAGCAGCAGTAAAAGAAGCACGAGATTTGGTTAACAAAGCGTTGGGAGTAACAAATACTCTTCCTAAATATGCTAAAATTTCTGCCTTATTGAGAACTATTCAAATTCCCAAATTAGCTTTTGCTCAGATATTGAATATCGGACAAAGTGTTAATACTCTACTAGCCACAGATTTACCTTCAGTGGCTAAAGGAATACAAAAAGCATTTACTCACGAAGGACAACTAGCTGCCCTGAGAACTGGGGCTACCCTAGAAAGTATTGTCAGAGAAATAGCTCGTTTAAGTGGAGAAGAAAGCAGATTTGCTACCTGGTTCTTAAAATATACTGGCTTTACCTGGACAGAGAAATTTAACAGAACCGTGGCTGCTTTGGCGGGAATGAAATACTCTCAAAGATTACTAAGTAAATTAGCTAAAAATCCAACCAATAAAAAAATCCTTGATGCACTCAAGGAATTGGGTATTGATGGAATTCAAGCTCTCAAAAAGGGTATTTCAGAAGATGATTTGTTGCGGGCGGGACAGATAATGGCAGAAAAAACTCAATTTAGAGCAAGACCAATTGATTTACCAGCTTTTGCCTCTTCTGCTTATGGGAAAGTGTTTTTCCAGTTTAAAAACTTTATTTACAACCAAACAAGATTTATTTACAACCAGACAGTTAAAGAATTACAAAAAGGACACTATGGAAGAGGAGTAAGAAATTTGATTTTGCTTTCAACTGTTTTTCCTTTAACGGGAGAGATTTTGGCCGATATTCGTTCTTTGGCTACCGGTAGCAAAAGACCAACAGGAGCTTTGGCAAGATATTTTGATAGTATGGCAGAAGTTGGAGCTTTTGGCTTGTTTGCTGATTTGATGACAAGTGCAAAATTAGACAGGTTGGCAGATTTCTTTTTAGGACCAACAGCAAGTTCGGCAGAGAGAATAATGGTGATTTTTACTAAGTTGGCTACTACAGGAAAAATATCTAATAGCGATAAAAGATTTCTAATTAGTATTCCAGGAATTACCAGACCTTTAGCAAATTATCTGTTTCCTTCTAAATCTAAGGAGAGAAAAACTATTCTTGAGATTTTGGGAGATTAACTATCAAAGTCAGGATTGTAGTTTTTAGGTAGCCTACCTCGTTCCTTTAATTCCATTTCTAAATCAATTCTTCCTTTACTATAGCCATTGTCTTTTCCTATTTGATAAGCAAGCCAGGCGGTAAAACCTATTATAAATATGAAAACTATTGTGGGAATCCACATAAGATTATTTCTTAGAATATATTCCCATTACTGCAAGACCTAATAAAAATCCTCCTACCGCAGCAAAAAAAGGTTGTGAAGCGATACTACCAACTAATATTAAACCTAACCCACCCATACCTACAAGTTTATCTTTCCACATATTCTCCCCTTATACACCTCCCAAGATAATTTGTCAAGCCCAGTTTTCCACAACCTATGAAAGATAACAATCACAACCGAAAACAGGACATAGCAATAGCTGAATTAAAGAAAGATGTCTGCTGGTTAAAGAAATCTCTTCAGAAAATAGAAGGACAGGTTTTTAATGAGTTGCCTCACCAGATTGATGATATTAAGGGAAAGCTAATGTATGGTTTTATTGTTGGGATAGCGAGTGTTTTGATTTTACAGATAATTTTGAAGTTCTTTTAAAAAGGGAGGCGCCTGTCCGCCGACCAGCCAATTATGTCTAACGGATTAGACGCCCCCTTTTATTATAGCACATTAAAAAAAGAAAGGAGGTTAAAAATGAAAAAGTTTGGTAGGTGTTATGGGTGTAAGAGAATTGTCCCTATCGATGTTCTGAGACAGGTTGAATTCTACGATGGACATCTTCACTCGGGAAGTTTTCACCACCAGACAATGTGTCTGACCTGTATAAAGAAAGCAGAGGAATTGGGAGAATCAATTAAAAGAGGTTTGAAAGGAGGCAAGAAATGAGAGTTTATATTTCAGGTAGGTTTAGTAGTCCTGATTCAAAAGTGAGGGAAAAGAACGTCAGATTGGCTGATAAATACGCTCTGAAAATTTGGAAAATGGGATTTGATGTTTTCTGCCCGCATACTATGACTCAAAGCTGGGTTGGAAAGGCGAAATATTGGGAAATGATAATGTCTGATTTGAACTGGCTGGCTATTTGCGATGCGGTCTTTCTGATTCCCGGCTGGCAAAAATCAAGAGGAGCAAGAATTGAAGCTCGGGTGGCAAAAGATTTGGGAATTCCTGTATATACAAGCTTAAAACAATTAAAGGAGGTAAGAAAGTGTTTAAAAGAATCATTAAGATTCTCGGGAGAGGAATTGAGGGATATAAAAGAGAAGTTGAGCAGATATTATTAGAGCAGGGAGATGGAACAGTAATTCCTCAAAACTATCAAAAGGGAGGTGAAAATGAAAATGGAAAACCTTTTAGGCCAAGACAAAATAAGAGGCAGGCCCATTAAACTTAACAAAAAGAGGCTTCAATTAAAAAAGGGCAAAGACTACTCCGAGGTAGTTTTCTTTGGCGATTTACATTATGGAGCAAGGGAATGCGACCTGCCGAGAGCCAAAAGAATGCTTGAATATTGTTTGGTTAACAAGATTTACATCTTTCTGATGGGAGATTTGATTGAATCAGGTTTAAGAACTTCGGTTGGAGCTTCGGTTTATCGTCAGAAACTCAATCCCCAAAAGCAGATGGAAGGAGTGATTGACCTGTTAACACCTTTAGCTAAAAACAATTTGATTCTTGGAGCCTTAGAGGGAAATCACGAGTTGAGAATTGAAAAGGAGACAGGGGTTTCTATTACCAAAATTATCTGTAAATTTCTGGAAATTCCTTATCTAAGAAGTGCTTGCTGGAATCTCTGGTATGTTGGTAATCAATCTTATACCATTTATGCTTTACACGGCTCGACTTCTTCTCGCTTTGTTTATACCAAACTGAAAGCTCTGGTTGATATTTCTCACAACTTCAACGCTGACTTGATGGTTATGGGACACGTCCACGAGATAGCTGACGCCTCTTTAAAAGTTCAAGAGATTGACAAAGTAAGAAAACAGGTGGTTGAGAAAAAGAAATTCTTGCTTTTGACTGGTTCTTATTTGAAATACGAGGAATCCTACGCTCAAGAAAAGGGTTATCCAATCGGCAAGCTGGGCTCTCCCAAGGTAAAGTTTTTCGGGAATAAGAGAGATATACACATTTCTTATTAAGGGAGGGAAAAAATGAAGCTTGATTTAATAAATATAAACTATGTTCTGGAGGAAATTCGGCAGGAGCTTCGCCAGTTCCGAGATTGGCTTTCCAAAGAGATTGTTTATATCGAGCAGGTTGAAGCAAAGATAGAAAAACTATTGGAGGAGTTAAATGGAAAAAGAAAATAACTATGATTGGATTCAGGATTTAAGGGTTGAAATTTTGAAAGAGTCGCTGGCTTCTCTGAAAAGAGTAGATGAAATGATTTCTCTCTTAATGAAGGTATTGGCTCAAGAGAATTTCAATACTAAAATCGTGGGAATCTTAACTCAAAACTATTGGAGATTGGGAGATAACTTAGCCGATTTCCACGCTGTTTTCCAGAAGTGGAGAATCAAAATAGAAAAAGCTCTTGAGGCTCGAAGGAAAAAGATAGGTTTTCAGCCCAGGGAACCTCCTAAATGAATTAGGGGGTGGGGGAATACATAGAAGTATTCTTCCACCCCAAAACCCCTCTTAAAACGCAAAATTTGCGCTCTGAGACGATTTTAAACTATGGATTACATCTTTGCCTTTTTCTTAATAGTTTATCAAATGACAATCTATCCAGTGATAGAACTTTTTAAATTACTTCGCTTTAGAAGAAAAATCAAAAGATTAAAGGTCAAATTTCCTTATAAGCCCCGCTCCAAACAAAATGGAGTTTGGAAAAAAGTATGTGCTTCTTTAGAAAAAAAGTAAAAATTCCCGAAATTCCGGGAGCAATTCCTTCTCCTCCCGACTCGAGAGATATTCCTTTGTCAGCTGTCTCTCGGCCATTAGAATTAAGAGAATTACCAGAAAAATATATTATTCCTTATAAGTTGCCGGTATTGGACCAAAATGGTTATCCT